ATTATATCAATAGCAGAAGATACATTTGAAGTCTTTGACGAAGAAACAGGCAATTGGTCGGAGCATAAGGGCTGTGAAGTTTACGTGCGTGATTGTTGCTATAAAGTTTTGAATAGCTATGAAGAGTTTCTGGAATTATTTGAGAGGTAAGCGATGTTTGATTTGTGGGAAATTTTAAAATATAAAGTCAAAAAAGCATGTCATTGGTTAAAACAAAGTGTACGTCAATTCTTTTGCAAACATCATTATGTTGAGGAAAAAATACTTTGGCATGGAGTGCCTGGTATTTATTATGACGGTGTTAAATGTTCTAAGTGTGGCAAGACCACTGAAAAAGAAGATTGGATGACGATTTATGACGAAAAAGATTGAATAATTTAGGTGATATGATGTGAAAGGAGATTGAGTGCATGCGACTCTTTAAAGAAATTGATAAGTCTTTAACTAAACGAAACGCATATGAGGTTTTATCTCTTTATCGTCGTTATTCGCGCATGGCTGGCGAGGAATACACTCCTAAAATCACAGCGACTTACTCATTAGAGCCAAAAGCGACAAGTTTTAGTAATAGTAAGCAAACAGAAACACAAGTAACAAGACGAGTAGCGGCTTGGGACGAAATGCAAGCAATTACGAAAGCTATCAATCGTATTATCGACCCATATGTTAGACAAATTTTGATTGAGAAGTATTTCAAGTGGCAGATTAAGTCTGATTATATTATTTATACAGAGCTAGGTTATTCGGAAAGTGAGTTTTATCGCATGTTAGAACGTGGAGCTCTTGAATTTGCAGAAAATTACCGAAACGGTTCGCTGTTGGTCTTTAGAATTGGGAGAAAAGTGCAAGAAAAACGCTAGAATAATAACGATTTTGAGTGTTAAAATTATATTATAGAAAAAATAACATAAGGCGCAACATTGTCACCTGTGTTTTAACGATAAAGAGTTGCGTCACAATCTACAGGAGCTTGCCGTAATGCGAAAGCTAGCAGCACTGTTGGTTGGTGGAAACATAGCAAAAAGAGGTAATGCGACAGACTTTTAATCTGTAGGTGCAGGTTCGAATCCTGCTGTTTCTATTGACAAGGTAGTTATAAAGCGTGGACAGTTGATAGACGTATCAAAAAAAGAAACGCATGTGCAAAACGCTGGGCTGATAACTCAGAGATTGGAGGTTCAAATCCTTCTCTTGTCGTTCTCCTTTGATGTAAGAGTGTAAAGGTTCAAAGGAATATGTAGTCACACAAATGTGTGGCTTTTTTATTTTGAATTGGGAGGTGATGGAAAATCACAAAACTAAATGAAAGACAGAGACGATTTGCAGATGAGTACATCATCTCTGGGAATGCTATGGAATCAGCAACAAAAGCTGGTTACAGCGAGAATTACGCCAGAGCACAATCTCATAAATTGTTGGAAAATGTTGGAATAAAAACTTATATAAGCGAGCGGCTAGCTGAATTACAATCCCAAAAGGTCGCTGACCAACAAGAAGTTCTAGAATATTTGACATCAGTCATGCGTGGCGAAGAAACAGAGCAGACTATCATTGGTGTTGGTGAGTTAGGTCAAGAATTGACCGATATTGAGGTCAGCGCCAAAGACCGAATCAAAGCCGCTGAGCTTCTCGGTAAACGCTATAGATTATGGACTGATAAACAGGAAGTCGAAGTACAGGGAACGGTGGTGTTCGCTAATGAAGACGACATCGCAGACTAACGTAATGGTTGACCTTCCTAAGATGGTCGGTGGTGGCTATGGCGCTTTTTGGCGGTCTAAGAACTTCTACAGAGTAGTCAAAGGTTCTCGTGGTTCGAAGAAATCTAAGACTACAGCGCTGAATTTCATCACAAGGCTTTTGAAATACCCGTGGGCTAACTTGTTGGTAGTCCGCAGGTACTCAAATACTAACAAGCAGTCAACTTATACAGATTTTAAATGGGCGTGTAATCAATTAAAGGTTACACACCTTTTTAAATTCAACGAAAGCTTGCCTGAAATCACTTTAAAGAAGACAGGTCAAAAGATTCTGTTTCGAGGTCTTGACGATGAGTTGAAAATCACGTCTATTACTGTTGACGTCGGGATTCTATGCTGGGCTTGGTTCGAGGAAGCTTATCAAATTGAAACAGAAGACAAATTTAGTACAGTTGTCGAATCTATTCGTGGTAGCTTGAATGTTCCTGACTTTTTTAAGCAGATAACAGTGACATTTAACCCGTGGAACGAAAGGCACTGGTTAAAACGAGTCTTTTTTGATAAGGATACACAGCGGGCTGACACGTTAGCTTTGACCACTACTTATAAGTGTAATGAGTGGTTAGATGAGGTCGATAGACAGCGCTATGAAGACCTGTACATCACTAACCCAAGACGTGCTCGTATCGTTTGTGATGGTGAGTGGGGCGTAGCTGAAGGATTGGTGTTTGAGAACGTCAGAGTTGAAGATTTTGATAAAGACGAGTTGCTTAAAGACAAAAATAATAAACTGGCGCTTGGCCTTGACTTTGGTTTTACTCACGACCCTACAGCGCTTGTGGCTTGCTTGATTAATGATGAGACGAAGGAAATACACATCTTTGACGAAGCTTATCAAGTCGGTCTATTCACTCGTGAAGTGGCTGATTTGATTGTATCAAAAGGTTATCAGAAAGCGACTATCATTGCAGATTGTGCAGAATCACGTTTGATTGAAGAGCTTAAACAAGAACATGGTTTGAGACGTGTTAAAGCTAGTCGCAAAGGTAAAGATTCAATCATGGCAGGTATTTCGAAGTTACAAGGCTATCAAATTATTGTACATTCGTCTTGTACTCACATCATGGACGAATTTTACAGCTATTGTTACCAACAAGACAAGGAAGGTAATTGGTTGAATAAACCAGAAGATAAAAATAATCACTTGATGGACGCCTTGCGCTATGCTTTGCAATGTGTCGAATCAAAAGGTTGGCTATATTAAGGAGCATATAATGTTACAAACTAACGACATTTCAATGCTTGCTACTGAAATCAAAAGCTTGATTAATAGCGACAGAGCAAGTGCTTTAAAGCGGAAAATGAGGGACGGCGTTCGGTATTATGATTCACGTCATGACATCTTAGACACACGCTTGTTTTTCTTTGACAGCAACGGTCAATTAAAAGAGGAAGAATACCGAGCTAACACCAAAATCTCACATGGATTCTTTACTGAACTCGTTGACCAGAAAGTCCAATACTTGCTTTCTAATCCTGTTGAATTCGCAACAGACCAGCTAGAGTTGCAAAGCTATCTTGAACAATACATCGATGATGACTTTCAACTTATGCTACAAGAGCTTGTTGAGGGCGCAAGTCAGAAATCTTATGAGTACGTATTTTGGAGTGTTGATGAAAAAGGTAAAATCAGATTCAAAACAGCTGACGCACTCAAAACCATTCCAATTTACGACGAGAACTTGGCTATTGACCAAATGATTTACTACTATGATGACCAAATCACAGTTAAGAGTGAGGTCAAGAATGTCATTCGTGCTCAATTTTGGACGAAAGAACAGGTATTTTACTTTGTTTGTGTCAACGAGGGTGAAATGAAGCTAGATGAATCCGTCGAGGTGAACCCAGCCTTTCATCAGCTCGCTAAAGACGAAAACGGCGCCTACTACGGCAAAGGCTATGGCCAAGTGCCATTTATCAAGCTGGCCAATAACAAGCGTGAGAAGACTGATTTAGAGCCTATTAAAGACTTGATTGATGACTATGATTTGATGGCTTGTTCGTTGTCTAACAATTTAATTGACTTTGACCACCCAATTTACATTGTTCGAGGATTTGAAGGCGACAATCTAGACACATTGGTTACTAACCTGAAATCTAAAAAGACTGTTAGTGTTGATGAAGATGGCGGTGTTGATGTTCAAACGGTTGATATTCCGGTAGAAGCTCGTAAAACTAAGTTGTCAATCGATAAAGAGGGGATTTATAAGTTTGGTATGGGCTTTGATAGCTCGCAAATTGGCGACGGCAATATCACGAACATTGTGATTAAATCTCGTTACAGCTTGCTAGACCTAAAATGTAACAAGACTGAAGTTCGATTAAGAGCGGTTATTAAGCAAATGCTTGACTTGATTGTTCAAAATATCAATGAATTAAATGAAAAAGCATTCGATTCGTCAGATATCGAAGTGACTATCACACGTTCGGTCATGGCAAACGAGACTGATAACGCAACTGTTGCTAAAACAGAGGCTGACACTAAGCAAGTATTGATTAATAACGTCATGACTGTCGCTCCTCGCTTAGATGACCGTACAGTTTTAGAGTTGTTAGCTGAAATCCTAGAAGTTGACCCGGACGAAGTCGAGAAAGCGCTTGGTGAGCAAGCTTACAAGTCTGATTTTAACCAAATGACAGAGGTGGACGATGACGGAACTAAACCAATTCCAACAGGAAATCGAGAACCTATTGACGAAGTCGGACAAGAAGACCGATAAACAGCTATATGGCTTGTATGTTGACACGATTAAGGACCTGAAGCAGGCTTTGCTGGTCGATTATCAACGCTATGAACAGCTATCGTCCACAGAACAGCTAAAATTAAGCCGTATGACAAGCCTTTTAGAACAACTTGATAAATCAACCAAGGAACTAAAACAAGGGCTTAAAACGGAAATTAATGGCCATTTAGAGGATACGGGGAAAATAGCTTATAACGAGCTCTTTTACGAATACGAGTCTAAGAACACAGCTATCAATTTCACAATGCTAAAAAGCGAAGAATTGAAGACAATTATCGAGACGCCTGTAGCCAATTACAAGCTGTCCGAGCGTTTAAACGACGGTGTAGCTGAACGATTGAAATCAAATATCAAATCAGAGCTTACACGAGTATTTCTGTTAGGCTACAGCTACAAGCAGACTGCTGCTAGGTTGGCAGAGCTTGGCTATAGTTCTTATCGTCGAGCCTTGAACATAACTCGCACCGAAGCCGGTCGAGTTCAGGCAATCGCAAGACAAAAGTCGCAAATGGAAGCGATGAAACTGGGTGTCGAGTTTGAAAAAGAATGGATTTCAACACTTGATAATCGCACTCGTAGCGACCACGCAAAATTGGACGGTCAGCGTGTCAAACCTGATGAAGATTTTGAGGTTGGTGGTCTTAAAGTCAAGCAACCACACATGTTTGGTGTTGCTGCCGAAGATTGTAATTGTCGTTGTCGTACCGTTTCGCGTTTGAATAACGATAAAAACACGCGTTTAAGACGTGATAATGAGACAAGAGAGATTGTTCAAGTCAAGAATTATCACGAATGGGCGAAAGCTATTGATAGGCGTCAGTTCTCTGTTTCGAATAATACAGATTATTTAAAAGCTGACAAGCTAACCACACCTCAAAGAAGAATATCAACAAAATGATAAAACATTTGATTATTAAGCACTATCTTAACCGATGGTGCTTTTTTATACCCAAAAGTCGTAGAAATACGACTTTTTTGTTTGTGTCCTAGTAGCCAAGAGGAAAGGCAGAGCTCCGCAAAAGCTCAATCGTTGGTTCGAATCCAACTTAGGACTTTCGCCAAGACAAGGCGTTAAATTGTCAACGTTATTCAAATTCTCGTGGTCGTCTCACGTTAAACAGACGTAGAAGGAGAAGAAATGAAACGTGAATTCTTACAGTCTCTGGAATTGTCCGAAGACGTTATCAATCAAATTATGGCAGAGCATGGCAAAACCGTACAAGCTACGCAAGAGAAACTGTCCGCGGCAGAAGCACAGCTTGACGAAGCCAATGCAACACTTGCTACTTTGAAGAAGAACAACAAAGACAATGAAGGGCTACAAAGTGAGCTGAAGTCTTATAAAGAGCGAGTCGAAGCACTTGAACAGGAAGCAAAAGACAACGCTCGTAAACAGACAATCAAAGACGCTTTGACTGCCGCTAAAGGGACTGATGTTGATTATCTCATGTTTAAACTTGGCGACCTTGAAGTCGATGACGAAGGCAATGTGAAAGACCTCGGTAACAAAATCAAGGATTTAAAAGCAAGCCTTCCAAGTTTCTTTGAGCAAGCACCAGAGCCACCTAAAGAACCAGAAGGGTTCACTAAGCTGGGTGGCGCCAAATTAGGCGGTGGACAACCACCAAAAGAAACAAGTCTTGAGTCAGTTCTTGCAAATCCTGAAATGAATTTGACTCAGTTCTTGCAACAACAGAGCAAATAAAAGGAGAATTTAAATGTCAAACGAAATTACAAAAGTTCTGGATACTATTACTCCAGAAATCTACAACGCCTACATTCAACAATACACAGCTCAAAAATCACTAATTGTTAACTCCGGTATTGCAGTAGCGGACGAACGTGTTTCTAAAATGATTACAGCAGGGAATACAATCGTTAACATGCCGTTCTGGAATGACCTTGACGGTGAAGATGAAGTTCTCGGCGAGGATAAAGAACTTTCAACTGGTAAAATCACAGCAGGTAAAGACGTTGCTGCGGTTATGTATCGTGGTCGCGGTTGGGCTGTCAATGAGTTGGCGGCTGTCGTTTCTGGTGATGACCCATCACGAGCTATCCTTGACCGAATCGGCGACTATTGGGTTCGTCAAGAACAAAAAGTGTTGCTTTCAGTACTTAAAGGTTTGTTTGCTGAAGACGGAGCGCTTGCTTCTACACACTTGCTAAACATTGCGACAAAACCAATTACAGCCAAAGAAGTGCTTAACGCCAAACAACTACTTGGTGATTCTGCCGATAAACTTAAAGTCATGGTTATGCACTCAGCTGTATATACTAAATTGCAACAAGATAACTTGATTGTTTACATTCAACCAACAGACGCAACTATCAACATCCCAACATATCTTGGATACCGTGTCATCGTTGACGATAGCAACGCACCAGCCGATGATGTATATACTACATACTTGCTTGCAGAAGGTGCTTTCGGTCGTAATAATGGAACACCAGCAGACCTTACAACTTTCGAAACTAATCGTAAAGCGGCTGCTGGCGTTGATGAAGTATTCACACGTCGCGCTTTCGTATTTCACCCATACGGAGTTAAATTCACAGACACTACTGTAGCTGGATTGACACCATCTAATACAGAGCTTGCTACAGCTAATAACTGGTCTAAAGTCTACGAAAATAAAAATATTGGTATCATAGCAATTCGCCACAAACTTGCTACTGAAACAGTTTAAGGAAGTGATTAGATGAAAAAACTTTATCTTGTTGTTGATTCGTTTATCGATTCACAAGACGAAGGTGTTCTTTACCCAATCGGGGCTATTTATCCCCGTGAGGGATATGAACCTGATGAAAAACGTGTACAATCTTTCTTGAAGGGAGAAAACGCCAAAGGCTCAGTGCTTATCAAGGAACTTATTCAGCTTCCAGCTAAAAAAGCAGGCAAAACACCGCAAGAAGTAGCCGAAGAACCTGAAAAAGAGCTTAATCGTGATGAAATCAAGGCAAAACTTGACGAATTAGGCGTAGATTACAAGAAAAATGCACGTACTGAAGTGCTAGCTGACTTGCTAGCAGAACAAGAAGGGGAGTAGTCAGCTACTCTCTTTTGTTTTTTGGAGGCATATATGATTATTTCACTTGAAGACGCTCAAAAAATCGATAAGAACGCAACACAAGAATATTGTGATGGGCTTGAAACGATGGTTCGAGCGTCAACGAACAACAATTTCCAAAATGTTCGCTTTAGGTGCTCTGGTTTAGTGCTTTCTGATGATGAAATCCGTGTTTCTAAAGGTCGTCTAGACATTTTCAAAGTCGGAGATACCATTGAAATAAATGATAGTCATTTTAACGATGGTCTATACACCGTCTTAGAAGCCTCTGGCGACGTTTTAAAGATTGACGGAGAATTTATCGCTGAAGTATCAACGAAGGCGATTCTGACTAAAATAAGCTATCCATCGGACGTCTTAGCAGGAATTAAGAAATTGATTCAATATGATTCTAAAATGGCTGGAAAAATTGGGGTTAAATCGGAATCGATAAGTCGTCACTCGGTCACTTACTACGATGTCACAGCGTCAGAAAGTCAAGAAGGTTATCCAGCAACGCTTTTAGGCTTCCTGAAGAAGTACAAGAAATTGAGGTGGTCTTGATGTCTGTTTTTACAATTTTAAAATACGATAAGACAGGTAAGAGAAACAGTCTAGGTCAAATCATTCACGACTTTCAGGAATCTGGCATCTTTGATGGCTGGATTGACTTTTTAAGCGGCGAAGAAAGCAATGGTCAGAATGCAATCACAGCGGAAAGCACTCATGTTATTATCACATTTGATACAAGTCTAGAAATTAGCATTTCAGACCGTATTCGTTTCAAAGACAGAGATTACGAAGTGACTTACGTTGATAATCCGATGAAATTAGACGACCACTTAGAAATCTTTTTGAAGGCGGTGGGTTGATGTCTAGTGAATTTAAAGATAATTCAGCAGCAGTTAAGCATGAAATTGAATTACAGGCTATTCGTGGCCTGATTCAAGCTTGCATGCTTGTTGAGGGTGTAGCTGTTGGTTTGGCACCTGTAGATACTGGAGCCTTGCGTGATAGTATTGACTATCGCGTTGACCGTGACGAGTTGGTCGGGTACGTCGGAACCAATTGCGAGTATGCAGTCTGGATTGAATTCGGTACTGGTGAATTTGCCGAGAAAGGGAACGGTCGTAAAGGTGGCTGGGTGTATACAGCTGCAGACGGTAAGACATATTTCACTTACGGACAAAGACCCACTAAGTTCTTGCGTAAGGCTTTTCGTCAGAATAAGTCACAAATCCAAGAAATTTTGGAAGATTGTCTTAGAAATTTAACTTAAAGAGGTCACAATGAACGAAGTTATTGCCGCTGTATTGGCACAATGTCAAAACGTCATCGCTGAAAGTTACTTTAGAAAGAACACAAGTCAACAAATCACTTATCCTTATCTGGTTTTTAGCTACGATAGTGATAATCGTGACAAATACGCCGACGGTGCTTATCTGGACGTAACTATCTTTGATAATCAAGGCAGCAATGACGAACGAATTGAGACCAAAACAGCTGAATTAAAACAAGTATTACGGAACTATTCTGAAATGCTTGATAGTTGTTACATTAGAGCGCGTTTTGAGGGTGGCAACATGACTGATACAGGGTCAGACATGCTACAACGTCGAGACGTGCGTTTTTATTTGATTATAGATTGGAGAAATTAATGGCAAAACAAGCTGTACGTAAAACTGGGTACACAAAGAACACACCAAAATCTTATATTGTTGACGCTGGCGCTGTTTTTAAAAACCTTGAATGGAATAAAGAAACGAGTAAATGGGAAGGTGAACTTCTCGGTGCTACATCAGACGGTAACAAAGTTACTATCGAGAAAAACTATCGTGAGGTCGAAGTTGACGGCGTTAAAACTAAAGCCGTTGGTTTAAAATTGCTTGAATCTCAAAATGCAACACTTGAAACTAACGTCAAAGAGTTAACTGCTGAAAATATCGCTTTGGCTCTCGGTGCCGAAGTTAAATCTGGCGATGGGGAAACAGCACCAACGAACTACAAAATTATCACGAGCAAGGGTACAGTTGATAATTCTGATTACCTCAAAAATATCGCTCTTGTTGGTACTATTTCAGGGACTAAAGACCCTATTATCGTTGTTTTAGATAACGCGCTTTGCACATCTGGTCTTGAAATGGAGTTAAAAGACAATGACGAAGCGGTGGTAGCGATGACTTTTGAAGCACACGCTGACGAAGACCAAGTGGAAGACCTAACGCTTCCGGCGCGTATTTACTATCCTGAAATTAGTCTTGAAGTTTAATAGAATATTGGAGGATTTTGATTGATGACTGAAAAAGTAACTGAACTACCAAAAAAAACAAAAATGCGTGAGCTAAAAGGTGATGACATCTTTACTATGCTTGGAATTCTTGGCAAACTTGACTGTCAAGAAGAAATCATGGCTTTGGTCGATGGCGCCTTTAACAGCGCTGAAAAAGACCTTGAAAAACGAGGAACAAAAGTCGTTGCCGGCCTTGTCTTTGCTGTTATGAAAAATATCAATAAAGCAAAAGATGACATAAACAGTTTTCTTGCTGATTTAACTGGTAAAGAAGTTTCTGAAATCAATTCGCTTAGCATGATTAACTACACAAAACTATTGACTGCTTTCTTCAAGAAAGAGGAACTTAAAGATTTTTTCAAATCTATTGCGTCAGTGTTAAGCTAACAGAATTTAGATTAAAAGATTTATTATTTAAACGATATGCCAATCCAATGCTTGTCTTAGGGACTATGACCTTAGGGCAAACGTTGGATTTTTTAGTGTATTTAGTCAACGAAACTCAAAAAGAAGAGTTGCGAGATATTTGGTTGGCTAAAGATACCGAATTGAGTTTAGGCGAGTTCATCAACAATAATCTTCATCCTGAAGGATGTCAAGGCAAGAAGCAGTCAGTCGAGAAAGATAAGAAAGCTATCGAAATGGCTGAGTTTATTTTGAACAATGACAAGAAAGGAGATGTAGATGGAACTATTTAGCTTATTCGGAAAAATCGGTATCAAAAACCAAGAAGCCAATAAGGCTATCGACGAGACGACCGGTAAAGCTGAAGGAGCTCACGGAAAAATCGGAAAGGCTTTTAGTGGTGTTGGCAACTTAGCTGTCAAAGCTGGGAAAGCTATCGGCGTTGGTCTTGCTGCAGGAGCAGCAGCGTTTGGCGCTGTATCGGTGGCAGCAGTTAAAAATTATGCTGAATACGAACAGTTGGTCGGTGGTGTTGAAACGCTTTTTGGTACTGGTGGAAAAAGTCTTGAAGAATACGCTCAAAGCGTTGAAAAAAGTGTCGAGGACGCTTCGGAAGAATTCAATAAGTTACAATCAGCGCAAGACGCTGTAATGGAACATTCTAGAAACTCTTTCAAAGAAACTGGTTTGTCAGCCAACGCTTACATGGAAACCATTACCAGCTTTAGTGCGTCTTTGGTTCAATCTTTGGGCGGCGACACTCAAAAAGCCGCAGAAGTCGGACATAAAGCAGTAGTTGATATGTCAGACAACGCCAACAAGATGGGTACTTCGATAGACCTTATCCAAAACGCATATCAAGGTTTTGCTAAACAAAACTATACCATGTTGGATAACTTGAAGCTAGGTTTTGGTGGTACTAAAGAAGAAATGCAGCGTTTGCTGAAAGAAGCTGAGAAAATCAGCGGTATCCACTATAATATCGATTCGTTTGCTGATGTCGTTGAAGCTATTCACGTTATGCAAGAATCAATGGGTATTGCTGGAACAACAGCAAAAGAAGCTGAGAAGACTATTTCTGGTTCTATTGGAATGTTGAAAGCTTCGTGGACTGATTTGCTTACTGGTATGGCTGATTCTGACCAAAATATAGCAAAATTAGTCAATAATGTTACTTATTCGTTTGGACGAGTGTTAGACAACATTATTCCAAGAATTCAAGAGGCGTTACCACGAGTAATCGAGGGGCTTACACAAGTTCTTCTTCAACTTTCAGCATATCTACCAAGTTTACTTCAAACAATACTTCCAGCTTTGATTGATGGTGCTACACAGTTGTTGGGGGCGCTTTTTAGCATCCTTCCAATGATTTTTAATATTCTGTTTAATACAATTTTGCCGGAAGTGTCGGATAATTTTATCGCTTTCTTAGACAAAATCTTCTCGCAAGTTCCGCCTGAGTTTTCAGGTCTTCAAACAGCCTACGAGAATATCAAGCAGATTATTTTGGAAGTCGCAAGCATGGTTGGCGAGTTCTTCAGTAGCTTTTCTGGCGCTGACGACAGCAAAGGAAAGGTTGACGGCTTAAAAGACGCTATCAAAGGTGTCTCTGATTTCTTAGCAGACGCAACGGGCGGTGTTAAGGATTTCGTTACTTGGTTCAAGCAGGGCGGTACGTCTGTAGATGTGTTTAAATCTGCTATTGTCGGCGCTACAGGCGCTTGGACGGCTTACAAGGTTGTCACCAGCGTCATCAAAGGCGTAGAAGCAGCTAGAAATGTTGTTTTAGGTGTTTCAAATGGTTTAATGATTGCTCGTGCAGTCAAAACCGGAGCATTGACAGCGGCAGAGGGTGCTCACGCAGCCGCTACCGTGGCAGGAACAGGAGCAATGGCAGCTTTCAACGCAGTTATGGCTATCAACCCATTTACAATCCTAATTGTAGCGATTGGAGCAGCAGTTGCTGGGCTTATCTGGTTCTTTAGTCAAACTGAAACTGGTAAAGAGATATGGAAGAATTTCACGCAATGGCTAAGTGAGACATGGCAGTCACTCGTATCAAGCGCAAGTCAAATCTGGCAAGGTCTAGTGGACTTCTTCAGTAATCTTTGGACGTCTATTAAAGATTCTGTATCTAGCGCTTGGGAAGGTGTTAAAAACGATTTAACAAGTGCTTGGGATTCAATTGTTAGCGCGGCGCAAGCGGTTTGGAATGGATTAGTAACCTTCTTCAACGTTCTTTGGGTGAGTATTGCAATTATTTTCCAAGTAGCTTGGTTAGCAATCTACACGCCTTTACGAACCGCTTGGGAAGTGTTCTGGGCATTTACACAAGGATTCTGGCAAAACATAGCTGATTTCTTTTCTAGTCTTTGGGAAGGAATTAAATCAGTTGCGACAAGTGTTTGGGACGCTATCAGTTCAGCGTTAACAGCGGTATGGAATACTATTGTCGCTTTTGCAATGAGCGTTTGGCAAGGTTTCGTTCTGACTTTAACCACAATTTGGAACGGTATTTTAGCAGTAGCTACGCCAATTTTCAATGCTTTAAGCTCGTTCTTTAGCGCTTTGTGGAGCGGTATTGTAATAGTAGCTCAAACGTACTGGAATATTCTTGTTACGTTCTATTCAACACTTTGGAATGGTATTGTAACGCTAGCTACTACGGTCTTTAGCGCTTTAAGTGCATTCTTTAGCACGCTCTGGAATACTATTAGCTCAACAGCTTCAAGCGTTTGGAATAGTATTTCGTCATTCTTATCTGGTTTGTGGAATAGTATTTCGTCAACAGCTTCGAATGTATTTAATGGAATTAAGGACGCTGTTTCGAATGCGTTCAATACTATCAAAAGCACCGCTTCAAGTATTTGGAATGGCGTTAAAGATACGATTTCCAATGCAATCAACGGAGCTAGAGACGCTGTCAGAAATGCAATTGACGCTATTAAGGGATTCTTTAATTTCAGTATTTCATGGCCACACATTCCAATGCCACACTTTAGCATTTCACCAGCAGGTTGGGGAATTGGAGACCTCTTAAAAGGTAAGATTCCAACGCTTGGTGTGGAATTCTATAAAAAAGGTGGTATCATGACTAGCCCTACGCTATTTGGTATGAACGGCGATAAGGCGATGGTTGGTGGTGAAGCTGGTGATGAAGCTGTCTTGCCACTAAATGATAAAACCTTGGCTGGAATCGGTCGAGGAATTGTTGACGCAACAAGTGGAGAATCTGAAAGCGTCGAAGTGCTTTATCAAATACTTGGAGTGCTCGAAGAAATCCTGGATAAAGAGCTTGATGTGTACCTTGACAGCGACACACTTGTTGGGAAGACTTATCGCAAGTACCAAGCTAAGATTGCAGCTTCCGAAGCTCGCAACTTACGACTAAGAGGAGGTTCTTAATAATTGGAAAAAGTTTTTAAAACAATGTCCTACAACGGTGTAGACCTAGAGCCTTATCTCACGGTCTTAAAAATACATCGTCCGGGAATCGCTGACATCACAAATGAAACAAGGCAGGTCGCAACTCGTGGCCTGTCTTTTAAGCGTCAGCGACGAGGTGGGAAAACAATCAAAGTCGATATTTTTATCAAAGGCGACGTCTTAGATAAAATCGATATTTTAAACGACATCTTTGCAGATTATCCGGCTAAATTGGTCTTTAGTGACCAACCAGACCGCTATTATCTCGCGACTATCAGTAAATTCCCTGAACCATCAAGTTCAGTCAGAGAAGCAGAGTTGACATTAGAGTTTGAGTCGTTCGATGGCGTGGCTCACAGCGTGGCTTACAAGCGTTTTGAGAATCCGACTGTCAAAGGTGAGCAGATTATCTTTGATGTGGAAAATAAAGGAACTGAGACCGCTTTGCCAATTATCAAAGTTAAATCTAACAGCGACAACGGCTATCTTGGCATGGTTAATGCAACAGCTGCGATGGCTTTAGGCAGCAAAGAAGAAGTGGACGGAAAAACCGTTGAAAAGTCCGTACTTGACTTCGATTATCGAGACAGTAAGATTCTGACAGGTTTCCAGAACGGTGCTAAGAATCAAGCTATATCAAACGTTGCGGAAAACCTCACTGGAACGCTAGGAACTACAAATTTCAACGGTCGAAATTATGTTTATTTGCAAGCATTCTCGCAAAATGGTGTTAATAGTTCAGGAAGTTTAACTTTTCCTGTCACAAATACTACGCTGTACGACTATATTTGGTGGCGTCAACTGTTTTGGAGTGGTCCGGGATTACTTGATAATCAATATGGTTTCATTAAAGTAATCGCTACTGACGCAGAGGGTACTTTCTTATACGGTGTCGAAACCTTTAAACGCGCAAGAGGATTGGATTGTGAGTATAACTTTCTCGGTGCCGACGACAAAGGTGGCTACACAATCTTAAAAAGTATTAGATTTTGGGATACACAGTACGATAAAGACAACCCGTTCAACGAACCACGAGGATTTTCAGACATTTTGCGAAAAGATGACGTAGTTGACTTTTACTGGTGGGGTGGTCGTAATCCATACACAATTCCAGCAATTAAAGGCAAGAAAACAGCTAATATTCACCTTATTTTAGGCGGTTTCTCTGGTCACGCCTTGGTTACTCGTATGTATGTTAGCGACGTTCTCTTTCAAGCTAATAAAGTGCCTACATGGGAAGATATTCCCAATCGCTATACAATGGGCAGCACAGTCGAAGTCAACAGCGAGAATAAAACAATATCGGTTAACGGAATTCAGAGCGCTAAAGAGATGATAGACGGCTCTGACTTCTTGAAAATCCCAAGGGGCAAGAGTCAAGTAATACTTACGACGTCAAGCTGGTGTCAGAAGACACCTACGGCGTCAATCGAATTTGAAGAAAGGTGGAGCTAATGCTACTAAGCATTTTAGACCATAACCTTGAACGTGTTGGATTTCTGGATAACGAAGAAAATACGCAAGGTCTAGAGTTTTATGATGATTTATGGTCGCGCTACCTTGAAACAGGTTCCGCGACTTTTGACTTTTCGGTCGATAAAAAGAATCTTGATTTAGACACTCATAACAGACGTGTTTATCAGACTTTGAACGAACGCTCTTTTGTGTCATTTCATGACAACGGACGTGCTTATCTGTTTAACATCATGAAGACAGTTGAAGATGAGAATTCTATCACATGTTCTTGCGAGAACTTGAATCTTGAACTGTTAAACGAGTACGCCAATGCCTACAAGGCTGACAAAGCTTACACTTTTGAAGAATATTGTAAGAAGCTTGACTTGTTAGACTTTGCAGCGTTAAAACTTGGCATCAATGAAATCTCAGACCAGAAAAGAACTCTTGAATGGACTGGGCAAGACACTAAGCTTAAGCGCTTGATTTCGTTAGCAAACAACTTTGACGCTGAAATTGCATTTGAAACTTACTTAAACGACGATAGTTCTTTAAAAGTCTTTCGTTTGAATGTCTTTAAGGAGCACGATGACACCCACCAAGGCGTCGGCGCAAGACGTGATGACATCATTTTGGCTTACGACGATAATATCGAAAGTATTACACGTACAATCGATAAAACGACTATTTTCAATATGATTCACCCAACCGGTAGCGACAGAACAGTCACTCATAAAGTCACTAAGACACGTACTGTTAACAAGACTGTTACGGTTTCTAGTGGCGGTGCTACGAATACAGAGAACGCTTTACGAAATATCGAAAGTCGTAAAGGGCAACGAGTAGGGACAGGGCAATGTTATGCTCTGTCTGCTTTATATTCTAGTTTGCTAGGTGGTCCTGGGCTGGGTGGAGGTGTTACTGGTATTAGTGGTCGAATTGGTGCAGGTATCGCCGCTTCTAACATCGGTACAGATTACCGTTGGGGCGCTTTTGGTTGGGGCGTTGAAGCTGGCTCAGTTTCAAAGGCTAAAGCTGGGGCAATCGTAAATATTAAAGCTAATTATGGTTCACCGTTTTGGACTGGAATTTACGGACATACAGCAATTATCAAATCAATTAACGGCTCTAATATCACAGTTTTAGAGCAGAACTATGCAGGTCGTATGTACATCGTTGAGAATACATATAATCTTAATGCTTACATGGCTGGTGTTCAGACCTTGTGTTATCCACCAGAATTAGTAGCTGGTAAGACTGTAGGCGGTCAAACTGTTACTAAAACCGTACCCGTTCAAGAAACATACACGGAAGACGTTCAGGAAACAGTCAAGACTGTAATCGACCCTAACAGAACCAAAGAGTGGAAGAACTCTGACGGTGAAGTTGAGTTTTATGTCAAGAACGGGAATATTTACGCGCCTTTGTCTCAAAAGCTTTATCCAGCAGTCCTAAACGGGAAAGTTATCGGCGATAACTGGATTCGTAAAGACATCTCTGTTGAAACGACAGACGAAGCAGTTCTAGAAGCTACAGCCCTCAAAACTTTGAAAGCCGGCTGTTATCCAACCGTCACATACGAAGTCAAAGGAGACGCTGATTTAGAGCCGGGTGACACCGTTAAGGTTCGAGATGACCAATTCTTCCCGACATTGCTTTTAGAAATGCGTGCCTCAGAGGTTCACCGAAGTTTTTCAAATCCTGACGAAGATAGAACAGTCTTTACTAATTTTAAAGAGTTAGAAAACAAGGTAGACGCTAACTTGTTAGCTCGAATGGAAGAGATGGCAGAAGCGGCAGTACCGTACACTATCAAAATTTCAAGCGACAACGGGACAACGTTTAAGAATAGCGAGGGAGAATCGCTATTTAAAGCCAATCTTTACAAGGGCGAGAAGTTGCTTGCGTCTGACGTCTCTTGGCGCTGGGCGCTTGACGGAAACGTTACTGTCGCCATGCAGTACCTTGCTAAAGCTAGCACTATCAAAGATACCGCTGTTTTGACCGTCTCTGCATACATTGGCAACAATGAAGTAGCAACGACTGAAATCACGCTGACGAACGTCAACGATGGCGCTGACGGAGCTGATGGTAATGACGGTTTGCCCGGAAAAGACGGCGTAGGTTTAAAATCAACAGTCGTAACTTACGGATTAAGCACGTCAGAAACCACACAGCCAACGAGCTGGACAGCCCAAGTGCCAACGTTGACGAAAGGCAAATACTTGTGGACTAAGACTGTATGGACGTACACCAACAACACATCTGAAACTGGTTATCAGAAAACTTACATCGCCAAAGACGGTAACGATGGAAATGATGGTATCGCTGGTAAGGACGGTGTAGGTATCAAGTCAACCACAATCACTTATGCAAGTTCAACGAGTGGTACGACTAAACCGACATCTGGCTGGTCTAGCACTATTCCAAGTGTCAGCGCAGGTAACTATCTTTGGACTAAGACTGTATGGACGTACACGGACAATACTAGTGAGACTGGCTATAGCGTGGCTAAAATGGGTGAGACTGGAGCGACCGGAAATGGCATTGCTAATACTGTTATCACGTATGGTCTTAGCACGTCTGAAACCACTGAACCAGCAACGTGGGCTAGTAACATGCCTGTTTTGGTTAAAGGTATGTATTTGTGGACGCGAACTGTACAAGTATACACTAACGGCAAATCTACTACGAGCTATCAGAAAGGTTATATCGCCAAAGATGGCGCACAAGGTTTGCCGGGCAAAGATGCTCAAACGCAGTACACACATATTGCGTATGCCGATAACGCAACCGGTGGTGGTTTTAGCCTAACAGATAACACCAAATCCTATTGGGGCATGTACCAAGATTTTAACGCTGCCAACAGCAATGACCCCACGAAATACAAATGGAGCAAGTGGAAAGGCGACCAAGGACTGCCCGGAAAACCGGGGACTGACGGCAAAACACCGTATATCCATTTCGCCTATGCTGACGACAACAAAGGTACTAACCTTAGCTTTACCGATAAAAACCAGCGGTATCAAGGCTACTATAGCGACTACACAGAAGCTAATAGTAGCGACTACAAGAAATATACGTGGGTTGATAGGTTGGCGAATGTGCAGGTTGGTGGGACGAATTTAGTTAGAGGTACTGCTAACTTTTCTTCGGGTTGGGCTTGGAATACTAAGGTTGCGACAATTACGGACATTATCGATAAGTTCAACGTATATCATGGTACGTCTACCGGTACAGATACAGCTTCGAATAACTATGATGTTCGTTTTGACAACGCTTTAACTGTTCTCCCTGATACTGAATACACTTTATCGTTTTGGGTAAAAGGTAGTGGAACTATATACAGTCATTTCTTCCCAAGCTGTGTAGCATACGGTATTAATAGTGATGGTAAAACTACTACAGCAGCTGATGGATTTATTACTCATACGCTGAAATCGAATTGGGAACGATATTGGATAACTTGGAAGACACTACCCACCGCAAGCGGACTCAAAAACGTGTTGCCGTGCCGTCAAGTTTCTACTGCTAAATCCGAAGTGTGGCTTTACGGTGTTAAGCTCGAAAAAGGCAACGTACCAACAGATTGGACACCTGCTCCCGAAGACACTCAAGAACAAATCGACAGCAAAGCAGACAGCGCACTCACGCAAGAGCAACTGAATGCGTTAGAAGCTAAGCGATTGCAGATGGAAGTTGAGCTAAAAGCAAAAGCTACTTTGGAACAAGTGTCAGAGCTTGAAACGTTTATCAACAATCTAAAGAAAGAAGATTTAGACGGTCGTCAAAAGATTATTGAGATAACGAAAGCTATTGAAGAACGTGTCAAAGACATTGAGCCAATCATGGAATATTCTCAAAAATTGCAGTTCATAGACACGTACATTACGCAAGGAAACGGCGGAATGATTATTGGTAAGAACGACAGTACAACTAAAGTCGTCGTCACACCAGACCGCATTTCATTCCAAAGTGGTGGTTCAGAGGTGGCTTACATCAGTCAAAGAATGCTCCACATTGATAATGGTGTGTTCACAATGTCTTTGCAATTGGGGCATTATATCACCCGTGCTCATCCAAAAAATGAGTACGTCAATGCGACATACTTTGTTAAATAAGGAAAGGAGGATTTATGGCAACAGCTACATTTAGCGGACAATATGGACATAATATGACGTTAGAGGTTTGGTCGGCATGGAATAGACAAGACATAGCAAGTAATAGCTCAACAGTCAACGTGCAAGCAAGACTTATCACAAACGGCTATGCGAGTATGTGGGGAGTTACTGCTGATTTGACTATTACAATCAATGGCGGTTCAGCTATTGAGCATCCAGCGATAAATATTGGTACAGGTTCATCACAGCTGATATTTGCTCATGATTACAACGTTCCTCATAATTCTGACGGTACGAAAACAGTTGACATTAAAATCTCTGTTGCTTTAAATAGCGGCGGATATGGTAGTTCAATGGTAGCTTTTGATTTGCCTTTGCCAACGATTGCCCGAGCAAGTACAGTTAGTGATGTTACAGGCACGCTTGGAAGTGCTATGACGCTCGATATCAATCGCAAAAACAGTAGTTTTACCCACAATCTAAAATACGAGTTTGGGTCATTGTCTGGCACAATTGCGACTGGTGTTGGTACATCCGTTAGTTGGACGCCACCATTGAGTCTTGCAACAGCTATGCCAAATAGAACAAGCGATTGGGGTCAAATTGTTCTGGAGACTTATAGCGGCTCTACTAAAATCGGTCAAACCAATTGTATTTTAACCTTGAATGTCCCAAGCAGCATGACACCTAAGCTAGGTAGTATAACGCTAACAGATAGCAATACAGCTGTTAAAAATCTGCTAAACACAGCTAACACGTTCGCTGAAATCGTGTCAGACATTAAAGTAGCATTTAACAACGCTACTGGTGTGCAAGGTTCTACAATCACAGACTATCACGCTGAAATTGTTAACAAGAACCAATCTACCAGCGACAACAATGGCAATCTAGGATTGATGAAGTGGAATGGTTCGGCGCAGGTTAAGGCTTGGGTGGTTGATAGTCGTGGACGCTCTAGTAACGCTGTTACGACCAACATCACGGTTTTAGAGTATTTCTTGCCAACGCTGACATTCACAGCAATTCGTGGCGACACCAATCAATCATCAGATAAGATTGTCGTTAGTCGGACTGCTAAAATAGCGCCACTTAAAATTGGCAATGTGCAAAAGAATAGCTTTAAACTTAGCTTTAAAACAGCGCCGTTTGGCTCAACTACTTATACGGCGGATACTGGCGCAGGTGTTAACGATAAAGTCACTAATACGCTGACTAATTCAAAAGCAACGCTTAGCGGAACGTTTGACATTGGCAAATCTTACGAAGTTTACGGCGTGCTTGAAGATGCTCTAACGAGTTCAGGTACAGTAAAAGCACCACCCGTTTCACCAGAAAAAATGGTGATGGGTATGGCTGAAACAGCAGTCAGTTTTGGAAAATATCCTGAAAATACAAATGCTGTTGATAGTGATTGGGTGTTCAAGTATAAGAATAAGGACATTCAACACCACAAACTTTCTGCCAACGATGGTAGTGCTATTCTGTTACCGAAAAATGGAACAGACTTAAACACAATCACAGAATCTGGTTTCTATCGTGGGTACAATTTAGTAAATGCTCCTATTGCAGCAGGCTGGAGTTACATTAGAGTGAGTCGACACGAAGGCACAAGCTGGATAGTTCAAGAAGCAATTGACTACACTGGAAGTGTTTCAGCTTATCGTGTTAAGGCGGACAATTCGTGGAAAGCGTGGAAACAATATGCAATTCAGAACAGCGTAGCTCAATTTACAGCAGTCAATCAATCTAAAGTGTATACAGCTACTATACCTGGTCCGTACGGTTTCGTTTTAAACTGTGCTCGTTCTGGGAATATTGTGACTGGCACAATTGACTATACACGTACGAGTAACACAGCGTGGGAAGGTACAGCAGATGAAACCATACCAAGCGGGTGGAGACCTGTTACGCCTATGATTTTAGAAATCACAGCTGAAAGTTCTGGTGTACGTTTTAATGACTCTTACGCACGACTGAAATATAGTCCAAGTGGAGCAATAACAGGACGTATCAAACTAACGGCAAGTCCATTGTGGTTTGGTGGCTCTATTACGTGGATTACCACAGACCCATTTCCAGGATAGAAAGGAGAAAATATGAAGTTGAAATTTAGTTCAAAATCACAGGAATTTGAGCAAGACGGCACGGTTAAAGGTACGAAAGTAACCTTGACTAATGATGAAGGTGCGTTTTATCCTGTCATGCTACCAGCTGACAAAATCAGCTTATCAAACAGCGAGCTAGAAGAGTTAGCTCTTGCAGTAGTGTATCAAGAGAATTTTCGTGATAAGTACGAAAACGAGAAGTTTGCTGAAATCACAGCAGACCTCAAAAAGCATAAGGAGAACTCTGAAATAGCACAAGCTACGCTATTAGATGTTGTTTCGCAATTGTGCGAAAAAGGTATTTTGACAGAAGAATTTAGTGCATAAAAAATAGAAAAGGATGGAATTTAAAATGGCAAAAGTAAGTAGTACAACAATGTTATTCGCAATCAATGTAATTTCTGGAAACTATCAATACTCAAAAGTACCGAAAATTTTCAGAGCAAAAGTCAAAGCGCAAATCGCTCTCATGGTCGAAGATGATGAGCTGTTAGAAGAGCTGACGAAAGAAGATGTTGCTGAATAAGCTTAGAAAGTAGAGGGCTTATGGTGGGACAAGATATTATTCACGAAGCCATGAGAGCAACTTGGACGATTGATAAGGTTGGCGGAGTTTTAGCTATAGCTATTATCTTAGTCATCTTGCTTTTAATTAGCGGTATGATTTGGGTCATCAAGAAGTTAGTAACTGGCTTTCAGGAGACGAATAAGGAGCTGTTAGCTTCCAATAATCGGATTGCTACTGAAAACCAACAGCAAATGGCTAGATTGACAGAAGCTGTTAATAATCTCTCGCTAGAAACTCGCAAAGACATATCAGTTTTGCAAGAGAAAGTGGACGATTTAGAAGATGTTGTTAGAAATACACAGATGTTTTAAAGGAGTAAGAAAATGAATGATGTAATTTTACAAGGTATTATGCTTATTTTGACTGGTTTCGTTGGTTTTATCGTTAAGACGATAAAAGACTATCTGTTTAAAGAGGGTGGAGAAAAAGCTTTGCGTATCGTCGAAATCGTAGCAAAGAATGCTGTTAATGCAGTAGAACAGATTACAGACGAATACACAGATAGTGAGCAGAAGCTAACTGCTGCTAAGACGAAAGTCAAGAAAGCGTTAGAGCAATACAATATTTATTTGACGGATAGTCAGCTAGAAATGTTTATTGAATCAGCAGTTAAAGAAATGAATGACAGCTGGAAAGGAGAAAATAAATGAATACAGATGTTTTAATCAATTGGTTTGAAAGTCGTCGAGGAAAACTCACTTATTCAATGTATGGAAGTCGAAACGGTTCAGACGGTACAGCGGACTGTTCAGGGTCAATCTCGCAAGCTTTGAAAGAAGCAGGAGTACCTATTGTTGGTTTACCGTCAACAGTAACTTTAGGCTCACAGCTGGCTAAAAACGGCTTCTATCGTGTGTCTAAGAATACCGACTGGAACGGACAACGTGGGGATATTGTTATGATGTCATGGGGCGCTGATATGTCGCAATCTGGTGGTGCTGGCGGTCACGTCGGAGTGCTAGAGGACGCAAATACGTTTATCAGCGTTGACTATTCAACTGGCGGACAAGCAGGTACAGCGGTATCAAGTCATAACTGGAATAGCTATTATAACAGCTCTAAACCTACGTATGTGGAAGCTTGGCGCTTTAGTGGTTCTACAGCTACACAGCCTAACACAGTAGTTTCTGGTGGTCGTAAACCAGATAGCAAAGCTTACTATCTAGCTAACCAAGTAGCTTTTGTAAATGGCATTTACCAAATCAAATGCGACTACTTAGCGCCTGTCGGTTTTGATTGGACTGATAACGGCATTCCTGTTGGTCTTGTTAACTGGGTTGACGAAGACGGAAACAATGTGACTGACGGTGCAGACAAAGATTTCAAAGCTGGCATGTACTTTAGCTTTGAACTAGACGAAGCGCATATTGCGGATACTGGCGAGGGTGGCTATTATGGTGGCTATTACTGGCGTAAGTTCGATTTCGGTCAATTCGGTACAGTTTGGCTTTCTTGTCGTGACAAGGACGATTTAGTCAATTATTACAAGTAAATTTGATATAATTAAATAAGCGAATACTTTAACACCCCTAGCTTTTTAGCTAGGGGCTTTTTTTAATTTTCCCGATGTCGGGAAAATTGGCAGTCATGCACGTTTATGGTAATAAACACATAAGTAGTTGAGAGGTCTTACTTATAATATCTGGCAGAGAGTGGGCTGACGAGCGCACGTTAAAGAGAAGTACGTTTTGAGCTAGCTTTTGCTAGCTCTTTTTTATTTTCCGTTATAACCGCAAAAATGAAAAAAGTCCGTTTTAACGGACTGAAAATTTTAAAAAAATATCAAAAAAGTTTATAAAAAGAGTTGACTACTACTATAAATAGTAGTATAATATATATGTAAGGTTGAGGGAGGCAATCTTAGACAAGGAAACTAAAGAAAGGAAAACGAAATGTTTAGGTACTTAAAAAAGCCATTCAAAATTAAAACAAACAAACTGGTCGTCAAAATCAACTTGTTAGTCATAACGCTTGAATGGCACATTGAGTTTGAATAGTGAGAAATCACTATTCCCCCTTTTGGGGGTGTACTTAAATATTAACAAAAAATGCTATGAAAGTAAAATTTAAAGTAACAAAACATTCTTTTGATTGGAAAGCATTTCTAGGTTGGTTGGTTGTTATTGCACTAATCGCTTGGTTATTGCTTAAATAAGGAAGTAATATGATTGAAGTATTATCAAAACAAGAAATTTTAAACTTACTAACAAATAATTCACGTTATCAGATTTCTAAAGCTACTGGAATATCTGAACAAACGTTGTCAAATTACGCAAACGGCGTTACAGATGTCGGGCGTATGTCATACAACAATGCTATTAAGCTTACACAATACGCAAAAGAAAACGAGGTAGAAACAATGAAACACACTGAACAAGAAATTTTAGATATTATCAAAGATTTAGAACTTGATCCAGATATGCTTGATGTTTGGGAAGATAAAGATGGAAACATTAGCGTTGAAGCTCGTGGAATGGCACCAGCTGATGAACGTGAACGCAAAATGCAATATATTGGTTTCGTCGATAACGGCGATGTAACTTTTGAATAGAAGATAATTATGACAAAGAAAGTTGATTTAACAGGAGGGCGCTTTGGGCGCCTCACTGTTTTAGGTGATGTAGGAAAACGCGACTCCAGAAAGCACGTTCTGTGGCACTGCCTATGTGATTGCGGAAGAATCACTTTCGTGCGAGGGGAGCATCTTAAAGACGGTCGAACAAAATCATGTGGTTGTTTGTGTGCTGAGCGAAGCCACGGACACAATTTTAAAGATTTATCAGGCTATGAAAACGACAACTTTAAAGTTTTGAAAAAAGTCGAGTCTAAGAATCAACGGGCAATGTGGTTATGTGAATGCAAGCATTGTGGAAATACAATTGAATTACATTCTAATAATATCAATAAGTATCATTCTTGTGGATGTTCAAGAACTGGTGCTAGCAAAGAGTACATGGAAAGTATTAGAGATGTCGATTCTCTAAAAAGCACTAAGCCAACCAAGAAAAGCACAACAGGCGTGCGTGGTGTTTATTATCAGAAAAAGAAACATTCTTATCAAGTTTTTATCAACGTCGATAAGAAGCAAAGATATCTCGGAACTTTCAAGACTTTAGAAGAAGCTGCAAAAGTTAGACAAGAAGCAGAAAAGGAATTTTGGAGTAAATGA